CGGACAACTACTGTCAAGTGACCTAAATGGGTAGGAGCAAGTCTCTCAGAGTAAAAACCCTGCCGCGCGACGCGTGGTTAGGGAAAACTGTTGAGACTTACACTTCACGACTGACAAAAGTCATGAGACTCAACCCATGCGTCTTGCGACGGGTCATCTACTCAGAGAGTAGACCCTCTCCAGGAGGGATTTATCAAGCAGATCTACTGGGCCCAAAGGTAAAAGCAGGGCACCCAGCAAGCTGCGAAAAAGTATGGTCATCGCCAGCGCCTGCGAGAATGAAATAAGTGTTCTCATCGCCGGCAAGGTTAGCGATAGAAAGATCGCTCAGCTGAGGAAAAGATCCAGAATCAATTACAAGATTTTCAGCTGGGCTGTAAAAAGGCAACACTACTTGAGCAATAGGATTAAGATTAGTATTAATATAATGAAGGGCTCGGTTAGTGTCAAAGCGATTAGCATTAGGATTAAGTTCCAACGTGTCATCACTGGCGGTTGTGATTAGCAGATCACCTTTTGTCTGAGGGACAATTTTGTAAGCAATACTACCATGAGTAAAACGATACATATAAGAAATCACATTGAGTAGGCTCTGACGCAAAGAATTGTCAGTGCCCAAATTAATTCCCGGCAATGTAACATTCTTTCCTTTCAGAATGTCCACAGGACTAAAACGCCGAGTAAACATCCTGAGGGAACGATACTGTTCTCCCATGGTAGATAGCATATTCGATTCATCTCCAACCGAATAATCCAAACCCCCATGTGTAGCTGGTGCCATCAAAGAATTAGGCACCGTAAGGGGCTTATTGGACACTATATTAGCCGAAACAGTGTTAGTAAGCCTAACCGTATATGTTCCAGCAGGCAGCTCTACGAGTGTTGGCACATCAAACCCACTGGCACTGAGTGTCAAGATATTGGAGGTCGCAGCAGATCCAGTGACTTGTACTGTGCATGAAGAAGACGTAACTACACCTATGGTGCCAATAGACACGCGAGTCGTTTCAGGGACTGAGAAAGTTGCATCATTTGCGAAGAAGTCAGACACATAGTACCCTGGACCAACAGGATCAGAAACAATCGGTCTATCAGTGATTACAGAAACAAAAGATGGTGAAGCATAATCAACTCGGTATTCTCCCTGAGGAAGAAAGCCGCTTCTGATCTGACTTATAAACGGTGGAGCTCCAAGATCAGTATCCACCAGGGTGACAGAATCACCTGTAGTTGTGTTAGTAAATTTAAGACTAGTTACATCAAAAGCGGCACCAACAGACACATTAGTATCTTGCAAAAGAGTAAAGATAGAACCTGTGGGAGGAAGACGTTCCGATGAGTATAGTGGCTCAGCAGGAAGAGATGGAGGATAGTCAAAACCAATAGCAGCTTTAGCAAGAGTGCCAAGCTCTGCTGTCTCCAATCCTTCCCACGTAATCCACGGATACATTGTGATGTCTTCAGCCACTGTAGAAGCTGAAATTAAGGGGTTAAGAATAGAGATAACAATGCGTCCTGGTGCACATCCAGCAGTATAACCTGCAGTTGCAGGATCATAAACACGCATCCACTTGTTCTTATACACACTTGGGAATGAAATATCAATACCCTTCTCATCGACAGAAGAAACATCGATAACTGTAGAAAGAACATTCTCTAGAGGCTCTACACCATCACTATAAGGAAGGTACTGTACTAGAAGACGGCACTGATGAAATTGAGTTTTGGCAAAGCGAATGTTCATTTTGATCTGACCTCTCCACCAATTAGACAAAGCTGTAGCAAGAGAAATGGGTGCGCCGAAGATAGTGCGATAATTGCTGAGAATTGCACCATATAAGGAATAGTTAACAGGGCTAATGGGAATATCTGCAACTACAGTCTTAGCTGGTGAAGGCGTATCTCCGCCCTTAATATTATATCGCTTGAGCACATAAGGTCTCTGGGCAAGGTACTCAATTGACATCTCATCTAAATTTTCAGGAAGAGCCAAAGTTGGATTAATGGCATTATTAGGAAATAGAGAAAGAGGAACAGAATTATCAATGCCAATGCCGTGAGTAAACCCTTTTGCCGGAAGGTTCTCATAAGTGGTAACCTTGGTAAGGTCACGATCTTTAGAAAACCCAAACATAGAAGCAACGTTCCCAACAACGTTAGAAACCCAAGTGACGGGCTTCGCAATTGTAGATAAAATGGGAACGCCAAGACCGTCAACAACGTTGGCTACTGAACCGACAGTATCAGCAACCTGTGACACTATGCCTTTAGCGGAAGATTCTTCATCTGTACCGGCTTCAGTCTGAGGGTAATTGGCAGAAGGAACAGAAGGAGCGTGACCATACAATTTAATGTTTTTAAGTCTTCCAAAAATGGAATAAGAAACTTTAACATTAGTTTCCGGACCAGCTAGCTTCGATAGAACAGAAAGACGAATTGAATTGAGGTTATTCTGATTTCTGGGATTGAAAACTTCAAATTCACTAGTATAAGGAACTGACAATGAAATAGCACGAGATTCAGACTGCAAATTCAATTCGTTTCCAGGGAAGGAAGTGATGGAACGCAAGTGTTCAGTGAGAGTACGCCTAATGACAGACGTTTGCTCAGCATTCATCTTGTTCCATAGCCAAACAACCCCCTGTAAAAAAGGGGTGGCCTGCATACGTACGGTGATCTCATAATCGCATCTCATATAAGCAATATTAGCCAATTTTGAAGCTATAAAAGTAGATCCACGCACTATGTCATCAGGCAGACTGATGGTTTCAAGGCTGGGCTGGTTATACTCCAACTGAAGCTGGGCCAAAGTGAGAGTCTCAGAAATTTCAGCATCATCAGTTGTCCATTCACCATTTGCTAACAGAATATCTCGAGAGAGTGATTCTATCAGCGCTTGGTCTTGAACTTCGAAAAGATTGTCAGTGGTGTTCCTCGAAAGGAAAACATTCTGGTCGGTATGGGGCATGTCATTAAGTTGCATTGTATTCCCCTCGAAAGTAATGACAGACGAATCTGCCATGACACCTCCAGAGCTGGAAATGTCATTTGTTTGGTTATTTGAAGTTTGATTTTGTATGGGAGCAGGCAATTAAAACTCTCCACTACACACAAAATGCGCAGCTGCTGATCTTGCCCAAGATAGCTGGAAAGGTCTCCTGATGCGTGTTTTCGGGGCTGCCTGTGGCACACGTACGCTAAAAAGCAAGCCGTCCTGTGAAAGCCGTACACTGCACAGTCATCTGGAGCGTAATTAGCAATGATGGGTAACCAGACACAGAACAAATTTACATATCCAACAGTTCACTAAGAAAGTCGGAATCCATGGCGCCACTTCTACCCTGTTGAGTTAAGAGAAAGCTCTTACACTCAGCAGGATGCAAAATGGCTTCTCGATACCCAGCCGCTCGACATGCTCGCCGAACGACCTCACCAAAAGCCTTCAAGTATTCATCTCCATGCAAAGAGGCCTCGAAACTAGCAATGCGAGTCGTTTGTCGCAAAGCCTCCTGGGGATCAATATTTTTCCGGCTCCACATGCACATATCCTCAATGGTGACCTTAGAAAGAGGGGCCACCCAAAAAGAATCACGAAGAACAAATTCACGCTTGAGAAACGTAACCTCAGACAAAGAGCGATAAGGAGGAGGAGAACCACTCTTGGTTTCATCAGTATATTCATGACCTGTTACTGCCATAAACTTAGTTATACTATGCTGATTAAACCATTCACACACCTTGTCAGAAACACAACACAATGAATCATCACCGTAAAACACACTGGAAACATTCATGCAATATCCAGAAAGAGACTCAGGGAATCCCATGTCTCGCTGAGCAAGTAGATAAACATACCTAAAGATAATCATGTTATACATACAATTAATTAAAGTAGTCAAAGGATTACCAGAGGGTTGAGAGTGGTTCAGCTGGAAAACTTGTCCATTCATAAGCCAAGTAGCATTGAATAGATATTCCAGCAGTGTGTGACGAATCAAACCATTCTCCTGATCATCATCATACCAATCAGTAACAATCTCTGCAATGCGAGACAAGATCTGAGAATTAAGAGAGCCATCAAAATTGGAAAAGTCTCCTGCAATAATTTTGAAACCCACTTTCCGTAGACGATTGACTATTCGAGTCCAATCATAAGAGTACACATTTACTCCCAAACCAATCTCATTATCTACTCTGTTTTTCATAACATGTTCAAGAAATGCCAAGAAATACCGTCTCTGAGCCAAAGCTAAACCTTGATTGGAAGCTGCGAAAACTCGGGTCTTCTTCATACGAACTTTTTCCAGAGGCCGCCTCTCATCTTTCATAGTGGCTGAAAAAATACCCAACTCTACATCAACAATACCTGATTTAGCCTTAAATATAATTTTCTCAACATGTTCTTTCAGATCTGGATTGTCCACAACAAATTCCTCACTGCCTAACCATGTTTGTTTACCTACTTTACCTTTCTTTTTCCGTAAACAATATGGGAAACCAGCCGAAGTAGTCCGGTTAAGCGCATTCATATAATCATGACCAGCCAATCCTGTAATTGACTCCTCATGAGTCAAAACACGCTTCTCAACGTCTGACACTCCAGGGGCATTTAACACTTGCTTCACATTATGCACACATATGTCAAGCAAATCTTCCTCTAGCAAGACCACATTCTTTGTGACTTTAAGCGCATTCTTTACCAACAAATCTTCATCTGCGCTATGTAATGCAGCTGGGGCTGTAAGGACAGGAAAACAACCATGGATAGGGCTAGGTATAATTGCAGACTTTGTAGGATTGGGAGCAGACTTCACTTTACCAATAGGAAGTGTATTAGGCAAAGGAGGAACAGAGAAAGTAGTTGGGGGATACTCTGTTGTGACCACCCCACAGTGTGACGTAGCAACAAGATTGAAGTCTTCCACAGTAATGGTCTGAGCAAACACTCTAGAAGTGTTGTCAAAGCCAGCACAGTGCAATCCAACTATCTTTGCTCTGGAGGCAGGGTTGAACAGAATATAAGGGGAACAACAATCACCCTTTGTGGAATTACCTCGCGCCTCGAAACCCTTACGAACATAATAGGACTTTCTCTCAGGGTTGTGTGACTCAATATGCTCCACACAAGTGACAAAGGTAGCCTGTGAGTCCTTAGGGATCAAGACATTATCTTTACCAAAAAGGGCAGATGTGTAAACTCTAAGGTCCCCATGGGCCATCAACCCACTGAGACTAGACAGTTCATTTTTAGTAGGAAAATAAGAAGTAATATCTCTACGAGCAGGTGTACTCGCTCCCAATTCACACATGACAATGTCTACATCAATTCCACCTCGCGATATATGCTTCCATGACACTATAGACACAGAGACACGAGTGAAACTCCTATCTGCCATGGCAACAACCTCAACACTTCCCTCAAGCTCATCAAATAGATGTTTAGGCATAAGAATAGTACGTCCTTTAATGAAAAGCCCATGAGTAAACAGCCTTGCCCCTGGTTTGTATAGCCTAACAAAATTCTTTGATAGCAATTTGTTGGCCACATCCATGGCATTATTATCACATGAAGACTCAACCATCAAATTCGTCCACTGAACAGCATAATCTGATAATGTATTGCCTTCGACATGAGGTGTGGAAACATCAGCAACATGAACGCTTCGCGGTTTGAAGTCCTGATGGGACTCAACCACCACTTTCTTGGGGCTCACATCTTGATGCGATTCCACACACACAATTCTGGGTTTCAAATCCTGGTGAGACTCAACACTTGACACCTTAGGCTTTATATCTTGGTGAGATTCAACAGTCACTATCTTGGGTTTAACATCCTGGTGGGATTCCACAGTGACAATTTTAGCTCTAGTGTCTTGGTGAGACTCCACATTAACCACCTTAGGCTTTACATCTTGATGAGACTCTACATTGACCTGTTTTACTTTAGCATCCTGGTGAGACTCCAGAACACAAAAGGTGTCCTCAGTATTATTTATTTTAACAAAAGACTCATCACACAGAGACTGGGTTATAGAAAAATGTATTGGAATCTTACACGCAGTGGCTGTTGTGACATAATGGTGCACGACGCGACGGACGTCTCCAGGAACCAAAGTAATCATACCATCACTCACACTTCTGGTTTTCATGACCAAGTTTCCCTTCTTAAGTCTAGAACAAAAGTCACACCCAACTGTACATAACAGTGTTCCAATCAAAGTCATAATAGTACCACCATTAGTCAACACCCGCTGAACTCTACAATAACTAGAGCATAAGTATGCAGTACCACCACCGATAAGAAGAGCAGCTCCAATCACCATAGAAATAGAGGCCCAATGGGACACCACAAAGTCCTTAACTCTAGACATTACACTCCTAAGGGACTCCACCACATTGGCAGCATACTCCTTACATTTATCCCAAACGGTGGATTTTGACCTCGAAGACTCAAAGTACTCTAAACAATCTTGAAATTGCTCATCAGGCCTAGACTCTAGCCATTCGCTAAAAAATGCTCCAACATCAAAATCTTTATCCTCGTACTTGTTCCACAGGCACTGGTCGACAACCTCCTTAGGCATGAAATATAGGCCCTCGGTGCCAGGCACAAAATCGATCTCCAGTTCTTTATACAAGTGCTCACAGGCCTCATCGGCGTTGTCATGATAACCTAACCAATCAGTCTGAATCCTGAATGCACAGCCTACATGGCACTTGAGGGAATTTGAGAGTGTATCAAGACTCTCAGGCAAGGCAGGTACATCTTGAACCTCTTTATCTTTATGTGCAGACACCCTAAGGCCCCTAAGCTTGGTCACGAGTTCCATAAATTCCTCGTAGTTACAAACTTTAACCTCATCGCGTCCGGCCAGTGTATATTGAACATGTAGTTGATAAATATCAGTGTCCATCACCAATTGGTAAGTACCATCTCTTACAGCTGCAAGCAAATCAGCCTGAGTCTTATCAGGATTCTGTTTGAGCCAAATCTTTCTCTCGTCTGGTACGCGACGCCGATTATCATGGCGCACAACTGTCCTAGCGTACTCATCAGCAACGTCCACTCTAACCCTAAGATCCATACGCCTGTAAAATGCATCTTGACTATGTATAGATCGGGGACGATACTGATGAGGATCAACATTAGATGAAGCAATGACGAAAGATGGCGACACAAAAGTACATGCTTTGTCATCAACACTTGACATGTGAACTTGAAAAGAATCACTATTATTCAAACGTATGAATTCAAATATCTCTGGATTTGGCTTGGTAGCAGAATCCACAATCTGTAAAGCATCATCATATACTATAATTTTACTTGAATCTTTGACACCATCCCAAAATTCGTTCTCTGCTTTACGTGAATAGATGACATCCTTGGCATTCAGAGTTGGATAATACTGCTGGGCCAATTGCTTTTGCATGATTTCAGACAATTCTGTTTTACCACAACCAGCGCCACCGTACAAGAAAATTATTAACGGCGGCACTCTATATCCGTCCCCACATGAAAGATAAAGCTGAGCTTTATCAATGTGGGCTTTAACAGCACGTCGAGCTTCCTTCAACCTGGCTGCAATTTCACGATGACCCAAAGTTAATGACTTATCCAAATACCCCTGATACAGATTATCAGCCTTCACTAGAAGTTCACATGCTGAGGAATTGCACCCAAGCAATTTGGAGGAATTCAAATCTTCTTTGAAATATTTGAACACAGCGAGAACTGAGGAAAGGTTGGGATAATTCTTGGATAGGTCCAGGGACTTCCTGTCTTGATTATACAACAATTTGCACACCATGTTGTCTGCATACTCCCAAATACCAAAAAACACATCTTTAAAACTCCTCACCCCAGTTAAAGCTCTC